GCTGGTGGGGGCCATCGAAGAGATCCTTCGTGATGCGCGGCGCGAAAAATCCGGGCCTTGATGCGCGATAAATGGAAGGTGAACTGTTTTCACATAGTGCAAAAGAATTACATAAAGAAGGCCCCACGTGGGGCCTTCTCCGTTTCATGCCGACAGTCGCTTACCCGACACCGCCGGTTCCCACGACGCTAAGTCAGGATCTTGTGGATGCCCTTTACAGTCGATGCCGGCATTGAGCATGGCCAGCACTTTGGAGAACAGTCGAAGCCCCATAGGCGCCAGTTCTCTGCGCCATAATGACTGAGGCGTGTCGCCCGGCCGGATGTGGCACCAGTCTTGAGCCTGTATCGGCCCGGTATCCGCGCCGGCGTCCAACCAATAGACCGTTCCCCCCGTTACCGGCTCGCGCATGTGTACAGCCCAGCGCACGGCGTCCCGTCCTCTGTGCCTCGGTAACAACGAGGGGTGATAACCCAACGCGCCGTGCTTGGCCTTTGCGCGGACGGCTTCATCTATATAGATGTGCGCGTGCGCGGCCAGGATGACGTCACACGCCGGCACCTGGTCGGCTTTGAGGCGCCCTTGAATGCCAGCCGCCGTCACGCCGAGCTGTTGGGCCGACGCGTATAGCCTGTCATATTCCCCATCGGCGCCGATAGCCGGGCTGATCGCGGCGAGCACCTGGTGCCCCTCTGCCAGGCAGCGCTTGAGTAGCTCGGCCGCGAGCCACTTTTGGCCGATGATCACTACTCGCATGCGTGCTCCCCGAGGTATCGGAAACCCTGAACGGCCCGGAAGTGGCCGCCGAAGCCGCTGCCGTTCCCGCTGTGCCGCCCCAACCGGCGGTTGCTCTCCACTAGACTTTGGCGGCTTCTGGCGTAGTTGCCGCCGACCAATGACGCCGAAACCTGCGTCCAGCGTTTGTCCCGCCGAAGCGCCGCCGCGAGGCCGGGGTGGCTGGTATGGAACAGTGTGCGTAATGGCCGGCCGTAGCGGTTGCTGCCCGCCCGCCACATTTCACACAGGGCGTTGAGAAAGCGCATCCCAACCCCGGCGCCTTGCCACTCCGGCATGACCACCAGCCGGCAGGCCCGCGCCTCGATCAGGCCCGGCCGGGTCGAGAATGCGATGTGCGCCACCGGCTCGCCGTTGACCCAGCCTACATAGTTGGTTGACGCCACCATCGGGGGCAATTTCAGATAGTGATGCGGCTCAAACAGGGCATAGTCGCGCTGCTTAGCTTCGCGGATCTCAAGCTCAAAGCTTGGTCTTGGCCGAAGCCACCCCCGATGGAATTCGCGGGTGCCCGTGTCGTACACCCAATCGGGCTGCACCCAGTCCAGGATGTCGTAGTGGCAGGAAAGGAGAACCGCCTGGCCGGAGGTTCGGCGCCAGGCCTTGGCGAAAGCGCCTGCGCCTATACGGGCTATTTGCCGGTCTATCACCGAGCTGAACTCATCGACCACGGCCAACCCCGGCGCCTCACAGATAAGCCTGGCCAAGTTCGCCCGGAATTGCTCCCCGTTGGACAGGGCTGAAAACGGGCGAAGCCAAGCCGGCACAGTCCCCAACCCCACGGCCGACAACGCGCCGGCCACTTCGTCAAATGAGCCCATCGGGTCAATCGCGTCAATAACCGGCGCATCTTTCGGCCAACGGGGGGCGTGCAGCCGGCCGAGGGCCTTGCCCAACGTTGTTTTTCCGGAGCCTGACGGCCCTACGATGACACCAATCTTCCAGGGAGAATCTTCGATAGGCAGGTCAGCGGAAATATCAACGTTACAGCCTGATTCCACGTTGAATAGTGATTTGACCCGGGCGGCCCGGTAGCTATCGAAATCGGAACAGCGATGGGAAACTCGAACCTTCATACGCACACCACCCGCACTTTGTAGCCGAGCGCCTTGAGGCTGAGAAACGCCGCCTGCTGCCTGCTTTCGTCGGGGCAAACGATGATGACTCCATATTGAGGTTTGTAGGTGAACCCGTTACGGCCGGGGGCTTTGCGTTGCTTTTCCATGACAGCCTCGATCATCGGCGCTCGGCGGCGCTTGGAATAAGAGGCTCACGGCCTTCTGATGATTGATGGCCCCGCAGCGGGGGCACTTTATTTGCACTTCACTCGGCGGCACCATTTTGGCGAGCAGCCTGTGACATTGACCACAACGTATCTCTTGCATCATCTGCAAAACCTTTGCACTTCTGGTAGGCTCCCTGCCGCTCGCGCGTGAGCAGAGGGCCTTGGCCGGCTTGCAGGTACGTTCTGCTGGTTGGCGGTCGGCTTAGGTGCTAGAACACTTACGCTGACCGCCCTCTTTTATGTATATGCGCTGGTGTGCTGCTTAGCTCCGCTTATCTGCGATCTTGGGCGTGCTTAGGAAATAGCTCATTCGGGCCACCCTTCATCCAGCATCTCGAGAGCGAACGAGCCGTCCTCAACAGCAGTCAGCAATGCGGCTTCGCGGTCAAAGCATGCCTGGACATGTGCCCTGACAGCTTTCGCTATCGAGATAATCTGTGAAGCGTCTATCTCAACGAAGCCCCCGAGCGTTTTGAAGTTGCACCGATAGTTCGGGTCCATAACTGCCGCCAATCCAGCGCCCGCGATTAGGGCTTGGCTGTCACGGTTCGTTTCTATCAAATAATCCCCGACCTGCATCCCCGAAGCCTCACGGGAGAAGCGTTCGCTAGCGATGATTGACGGTAGGTCCTGCGGCGGCTCAGGCGCGTCGACCAGATAGGGCAAACCTTGTTCGTCGTGGCCCCGGATTTTTCCGGGCGGCGGGTTGCCAATAACCGACATAAATCGTTCTTCAGTGATCGGGACCACTTCGGCCGGCATATTGGCGCCGTGCAAGCTGGCCAGGTAGGTGCAGCCCGTGGTTTTACTGTAATAGCGAGTGTCCATGACGTGCCCTTAGGATCCGATAGAAAGATAAGTAACTTTGGCGTTCTGAACGACCGACGACCACTCCATAGGCGACCAGACAAACCCCGTCAGGCTTTTGCTGACGAGAAAAGCGTTCCAGGCGCCGCCGCCTGATTCCGCGCACGACAGCAGCGTTTGGAAGTGATTCGCGGGAAATGCCAGCGGCAGCGAATAACTCGTCGAGCCACCATTGCTAATATCGCCGATATTTATTTGGCCCCACTGAACAATCAGGCCGCCCAACCAGGTCGGGAAAGTGATGTAGCCATTGGCTGCGAGGCTAATTCCGAAACCCCAGCGCATCTTTTTCGGGGTAACGATCGTGGCGTCATCAGCGCCGGCGTTGGTTTGGGCCTGGGTAGCGATCTTGGCCGTGCCCAACTTGACTTCTGTAGCCTGCGTCGCCAAAGCCGCGAGGGCCGCGATGTCGATGTTTCCCTGACTGATTGGTGCGTTCCATGCCTTGATGCACCACAGGACCGCCAAGTTGCGTGGACGGGTTTCCGGACCAAATCTGGCCGCTACCGGCCCCTGAACTAGAGAAGTAGTGGTTGCTGGCAAAACACTGGTGCCGGCAGCTCTGTACGTTGCGTTTAGATTGTTGGTAGCGCTCCCGACCACGTTGCCGCTTACCGGCGCCGCAACCGAACCAACCTCGGACGATAGAACAGCGTGATAGTGATCACGCAATGCATCGCTTTGAGAGCTACCAACAACACGATCCGGATCTACGCCGCGACCATGATCCCATCCCCGCAGGAATTCGCCGCGCGATTCCGGCAGGCGGAAATTGCCGGTCCCCTCATCGCCCTTGTTAAACGCCGTACCGAGGAACGCCGCCAGATCGGGATAGACCGCAATGCTCTTGACGCTGCCGTCCAGCTCCAGGAACCCGGGCGCTACCTTGTCCAGCGGAAACGCCACCGTGGCGCCCACAGGCAACGCTGACGCCTCGGCAATCATCGAATCGATTTCACTCCGATCATAGGTATCGGTGATGCCATATCCACTCAGCGTTGTCGGTTTGTCGCCCGTTATCTTGGTCCAGCTCAGGTCAGCTAGTGCTAGCGTAATCTCAGTATCCGCGCTGCCATCGTAAGAGCCGGAGCCTGTCGCTGCGCCATTGAATCTAAGCGTCCGCGCCGTCTTCAGTTGAACCGCTTTGCCGATAGCGACCGTGCCGTCAATGATCTTTGCTATCTGATCCTTGAGCCATTTCGTACGGTTCGCGAGTTGCTTGCCTTGCAGGTTGTCGATGCCTTCCGGCCCGCCTAACACTGGGTCCGATGTTTCCAACTGGTAAATGCCCTGGGTCCATTCGTTTACTTCGGGTAAATCGGCCATTAGCTGCTCCCATGGTTGTATTGCCCGTCGCGCCGGGCGAAACCGTTATGGCGGATGGCGACCGACGAATAGTCGAGCGACACCAGCCGGCAACGCGCCGGGGCGACAGAAAGTAGAAGGCGGCGCAAAAGCGCGGCCTGGTCATTGGTGATGACGCGCTCGAGGAATACGCGGTAAAGGGGCCAGGCCGAGGGATCGCCGTGGACATGGTTGCCGTCGCGGCTGATCGTGCCGTCCCGCACCTGGTTATTTAGCCCTTCCTGGATAACCACCTCGCCGAAACCAAGCAGGCGGATGACTTCTCTAATTGCCCAGGGCGTTCCCTTGTAACGGTGCAACTGGGCCGAGTTCTTAATCAGGTCGCGCTTAGCATCCGCCGATTCCGCCAACGCCCAGGCGGCCTCATCGAGGAGCGAGAACTGATCGGCCAAATAAGGCAACAGTTGGGGTTTCAATAGGTCGACGAGGTAAACCAACATGGCGTTGCTATCAACGCCCTCTAACGACTCGTTGAGCAATTCACAGAGCAGCGCAAAACGCTCATCGCCCGCCAGCGCCGGGGGCAACTGTTGGTCAGCCATAGGCCACCCCCGCGTCTTCCAACAGGATCGCGCCGCAGTTTGCCCACTCATTGCCCGCCAACTCGCGCAACGCGTTCGGAGATTCCAGTTCGGCCCGGTAAACGCCATTCACCTGCAGTAAGGCGGTCAATTGCTCCTGAACCAGGTCCCGGCCCAGCCCGGCCCGCCGGTCTTTGGCATAGGCGTCGGCGGCGGCCTGGGCCGCCTTCATGGCCCCAACGCGGTCCGCTGTTTCGTAGAAGGTGAGGCGGGCTTTGATCTGAAAAGCGACCTCTGTCGGCGCGTAGGCGTGAACGGTGTCGCAAAGCGGGCGCAGTTTTTCGCCGGTGACTTGGTTTTTCACCCGCTGCAACAGGTCCGCCGTGGGCAGCCCCGTATCAGTGAGCGGGAATAGCGCAACGTGGCCGTCCGGCTGCCCCTCATCCGGCCCGTGCACGGCAACGTCGATAATCGACTGATGTACCGCCAACGCGTGGTACCGGTAGGCCCCGCGGCTGCCGGCATTGCTGAACGCCTCGGGCGCTAAAATAATCCGCTCGCGGTAACGATCATCCTGCTCATCTTCCGCGCCGTCGGCGGTGGCCGTGGTGTTGGTTGCCGTCAGCCCGGCCGCCGCCGGGTTGCCGATGCTGCTGATTTGCCCCGCCGCCCAGCCGTTGCCCAGTTCGCCCGCCGTCAGGCAGGTCGCCGTGACGCTGACTTGGGCTTGGCCGGCCGCAATGACCGCGTCCTGGTCGGTCACAAAGGTGAGTTTCGCGTCTTGTGTGCTGACCCGCGTGCCGGCGCGTATCAACAGGGGCTGCGGCACGGCCGCCGGCATGCTGAAGCGCAATATGCAGCGGGCCGGAACCGCCAACAGCCGGGGCGTCGCGACCAACTCGCCCAGGTAATCGAGGATCGGGCCGAGTGCGAAGCGAACGAGCAACTGTTCGCCGGCGTTCTGAATACCCATCAGCACGCGGGTGACGGCGTAGGCGATCTGATCGATGTACAGCCGCTCAACTTGTGCCGGGTACAACGTCTTTCCTGACTTGGCCTCATAGCGGGCGATCAGGTCGGCCTCGGTGGCGGCCGGGTCGATCTTGACGAACTCGGGCTTAGGCAGTTCGCGCATAGGGCACCTCGGTCAACTGCGCGACGCCGTCCGCAACGCGCCATTGCACCCGCAAGATGATGCGCGACTCTTCAATCAGCACCTGCACCTGGGCGACCGTGACGCGGGTTTCCCAACGGCGAATGGAATCGACCGCCTCCCGCACCAGGTACGGGGTGACACGGTTGACGGGCCAATCGATATAGAGATGGAGGTCGCTGCCGAACTCGGGCCGGTGGGCGTCCGCGCCTTTGGGCGTGGTCAGGATGATGCGGATGGCCTGGTCAATATCCCGCAGGCCCTCGACTACCTCGCCGGGTGAGCCGAGGGCGGGCTGCCAATGGGCGGCGGTTAGGCTGGTGTAGGTGGTGGGCGTTGTCATGTGCCCATGATGTAAAAAACGGCCAGAACCAGCTTTTAATCGAGTTTAAAGCTACAGAAGAAAGCACCGTTGATGCAGAATCTCAATCCACATCAAGGAGTCTCCGTCTTGTTCGGCATAACGAAGAAAACGCTGTCGCAGTTAGTAAAGGAGTTTTGGCTGCCGTTTATAGCGGCCAGTGGCTGGACCATTTCTGCTGTCTATAAACAGGAAATTACTGTCCAGACCGTAATAGCCAACTTTGGGCCGTCCTTCTTTCTAGCTAGCTGGATGACAGGTCAATTTTTTAGGGTGCGCAAGCAGGCGGGTGTCGAGTCAAGTCTTTCCCTGCTTGAAGGCCGATTGAGCGGAGTCCTGGATCGACTGGAATCGAGCACCTTGGAGCTGACAAATCAGATCACTGGTGGCACCAGCTTCTGCGCTTTCACCATCTTGAAGCAGCACGAAAATGAGTCCTGCTGGATCGCAACGATACACGGCTCATTTCCGATGTACGGGGTGTCGGCAAGAATAATCGACCTTGATCTTTACGAGGAGTCGTTCACTGGTCCGCAGTCGATTGGGGCAGAGGAGCATTTATCTATTGGAGACCTGTCACCTACAGGTGGGCATATCTCAAAATTGTTTGATCTAGGCTCGGGTGACTCCCGCAGATTCAATGTATTTTTTCTAGCCAGAAACGGAATTTTCGTCCAGAACATCAAATATAAGCGAGTAGAAGGCAATTGGACGTGGGCGTCCAAAGTCTTCAACGAACACGGTGAGCTGGGGCGGTTCGACCAAAATTACCCACGTGACGAAAACGGCAACATTTGGCCGATCAATGAGAGTGATGGTTCGAGTTCCCCGTCGTATCAATTATCGCCCCGCTGGAATTGATATTTCCGTTTACCTGAAGATTGCCGTTCAGAGTTATATGAGAGATATCCAACGTAGCCGAAGGCGCCTTAACCACCACCGGCTCTCCTGACTCCACCGTGATATTCCGGCTGCACTTCACCAACAAAGCCCCCACGCAATCCAGCGTCATCACCCCGGCCGCACGGTCGTAGGTCGAGACCGTCCCGTCGCTGAACCGCACATAATCCGTATCCTCATCGACCACGGGCGGCGGTTCGGCCGTTGAGTAAACCCCGCCCAGGTACACGCCGCCGACGCCGTCGGCATCGAGCAACACCGCGACCTGCTCATTAAGTTCCGGCATCAGCGGCCGGCGTTGCGTGCCCTGGGTGTTACGCTGGGGGACGTTGAGCCAATAGCTCTCAACGCCGTCGCGGTCATCCAGGCGCACCCGGATGCGGCAGGTCAGGTAATCCACGGCGCTGACCTCGCCGTACTCCAGTTCAACGCCCATGCGTGTAATCCTTCATTTCAGGCCACTACTTCGTGCTCGATGCCGTAGATCGACAGGGCTAAATCCGGCTTGGTGTTTTCCAGGGTCAACGAGATGGACGGCGCCGAAACGCGGCAAACCTCTTTGTCCACGCTGTAGCCGCCGCTTCGGGTCATTCGGTGTTGTGACGAGGTGATCAGGTAATTGCCGCCAAGCTTGCCGGCGGCGACCAGGCTGACCACGTTGCCGCTGAACAGGTTCGGCCGGCCCATGGTTGTCCAGCCGCCTCTGGTGCGTTCGCGGTTGGCCCGGGCCAGTTCTGCCTTGGCCTTCGCTTTGGATTCTTCAGCCGAGGCGCTGCGCTTGCGGCTCTTCTTGGTGTCGCCGCTGGTGGTACTCTTGCCGGCGCTGCTCGGCACGGCAACCGTTTCGCCGTTCTCCATGGTGTAGGCGACCAGTTTTTTCTCTGCGGGGTCTTTGTGTTTGACCTCAACGGCCTTCGGCACATCCCGAATTTGGTCGCGCAAATTGACGTTCTCCAAGTCTTGAAGCACAAGGGCGGCCGCCGGGGCGCCTTTGGCCAACTCGCTAATGGCGTGGAAGACCAGCCGGCCGCCGGTGACCTTGAAGGCGTAGTCGTATTCCCCGGCCAGGTTACGCAAGAAGGTCAGGTCCGACTCCTGTTGCGTCAGCCGGTCCAACTTGATCGGCTCGATACTGCCGGTCAGCTCAAGCCCCTGCCGGGCGGCGATCTGATTGGCTATCGCGTCAAGCGTGGTGTTTTCGTAGGCGCGGTGCTCAGTGGTGCGTAACGCGGCGTTGATGCCGGTTGCCAGCGCCCGGATGTTGATCGTTGAGGGCGGGCTCCTCAGTTCAATTTCGTCGATCTCGAAGCGGCCTACGGCGCGCAACGGCTTGCCCTCCCAGCCGATGGACAGGCTCAACGAATCCCCGTGCCCTGGGTACCAGGCGTCCCGCCATTTCCCCTCGGTATCCTCCAGCTCGACGTCCAGGCTGTCCGCCTCGCCGGTCAGGAAGTCCGAATAAGTCAGCGAAAGTAAGTGCTCGCTGATATTGCGGGTGATATTGCGCTGCTGGTAGGTCAGTACGAAGCGCGCCTCCGGCACCTGTTCGGGGGTCATCGCATCCATGGTGGAAGGTCCTCTGCTGAGGGCGCGGGTTCAAGCACGGGGATGGCCAACGTCAAACCGGCGGGAAGCGCGGCCGTAATGGGCACGTGTTTGTTGGCTTCGACAATGGGTTGGTAGCGGTGAGGGTCGCCGTAGTAACGCCAAGCCAACTGATCCCAACGTTCGCCCTCGGCGGTGATATGGGGAATAAACATCAGGCCCTCCGGGTCAAGACTTGGGCGGCCAGGCCCGCCAAACGGGTTCCGGCGCCGTCCAGTTTGGTGAGCGCCTGGCCGAGGGACTCCCGCGAAGCCGAAAAGCGGTCAACGATGTTGCCGAGGTCGACCGGGCTCAGGCTGCTGCGGGCGCCCGTCACGCTGCTGAGCACGTCTTCGCCGAGGCGCGCCAGGTCTGAGCCGTCATCGAGCAGTCCTGCGGCGGCCGTCAGCCCCTGAAGCGGTTCGATGGCCCGCGCCGTCACCCCCAGCAGTTGCGGAACCTGTCCAAGGATCATTGAGGCGTTGCCGCTCCTGACGGTCTCGTACAGGTTTTGGCCGGCCTTGAGCATATTGCCGGCGGTTTTTGCGTGGCCGATCACCAGTTGCGTGGTACTGGGCGACGGCGTCAGGCGCGAGATAAGGCCCGGCGACCCGGCGGCCGCCGCCGGCGTGCCGGTCAGGGCGGAATCGAGCAAACCCGGCCGGGGCGCCCTGCGGGTAAAGGCGCCGGTGTATTCAGCGAGGCTGACCTGTACGGTCGCGGCGTTGATCTGTCCCTGGGCCGTAGAACGGCGTATGGCGTTACTGATATCCCGGATTACGTAGGCGCCCAGGTATTCGCCGCTGCCCATTACTAAGGCCAGCGGCTCGTGCTTGCTCTTGGCCCGGCGCAACGCCCGTAGGCGCTCCTCGGGGTCGCCGAGCATCGGGTGCAGCTCAATAGTCAGGTTGCACTGGTCCAGCCCTTCGCCGATCCATTCCAACAGCGGCTTGCCCTGGATGCGCGAATGCTCGGCCCAATCGGCCGAGCCGCTTTGCTCCATGCCGCTGATGCCGCCCGCCACGGTGAATTCGATATCGCCCAAAATGGCAAACATCAGGCAAACCCTCCGTCGGCGGGGCCGTAGCTGCGGCGCTTCTTGTCGTGTTGGTAGCGTTCCATGAACCGCACAAAGTCGGCGTAACCCGCCTGCAACCCCTGTGCGACTTGTTCCTGGACCCCGGCGCCGCCCGGGACTGTGATTTGCGGGGAAAAGTGGAACTGCACGCCGCCCGCGCCGGGCGCGGCACCGGGGCCCGCGCCAGGGGCGCCGCCGAGCATCCCCGCCCTGGAGACGTCGGCCGGGTTCGGCGGCGCCATGTTGACGGCGGACTGGGCGGCCATGCCCAAGGCGGCCTGGCGCACCAGGTCCGCGTGAGAGGCGATCCCGATAGCCGCGCCTTCGCTGATATTGGCGCCGTAGCCCATGAAAACCCGGCTCGGCGACTGAATGCCGAGCGTCTCGGTGAACCAGCCCTTGATCGAGGTGCCGACGCCGATAACCGTTTCCTTTGCCGCCGTCAGTGCATTGCTGATGCCGTTGACCAGGCCGGTGATGATCATGCCGCCGAACTCACTGAATTTGCCCGGCAGTTCAATGCCGAAGTAACTCATGACGCCGGCAAACGCCCTGTAGAAAAGGCCGGCCGGGGAAAAATTGACGATCAAACCCGCGATGCCCGACAGCCCGCCGCTGAACCCGGCTTTGATCTCTGTCCATAGGCCCGCGAAGAAGCCCTTGATTGGCTCCCAGTAGCGGTAAATCAGGTAAGCCGCTACGGCGATGCCGGTGATGATCAACCCGATGGGGTTCATCATGAGGGCGCGGCCGATCCATAGCACAGCCTGGCCAACCAGGCGCAGCCCCATGAGCAACTGCCCGCTGAGCACTCTTCCCAACATCATGCCGCCCCGGGCCAGCCAGGCCGCGCCGCGCCCGGCGGCCTGTACGCCGCTGCGCAGATCGTTAAAAGCCGCACGGCCGAGCCAGCTTGCTGCGCTGCCAACGGCCCGTATGGCCCGGGCGCCTTTGCCGAGGCCGCTGATAAGCGGGGCGAACCTGCCGGCCTGCCACATGGCGCGCAGGAGCGTCCATTTTGCCGAGAGTGTGGTCATGGCGGTGCTCATTGCCGTAAACGGCGAAAGAACCAGGTTGGCCCCGTAGGCGATGCCGATGAAGGCCAACTTACCCAGCAACAGCCCGCCAACCAATCCGACGACGCCCTTGATGATTGCCGGGTTTTCGCCGGCCCAGGCGGCGAACGATTGCATCACCGGTATGACGGCCTGCGTGACGTCGACAAGTGCCGGGATCAGCACGCTGCCGACGGTTATGCCGATTTCATTGAGATTGACCATTAGAGCTTTTAGCTGCTCTTTTGGGCTCTCCATCCGTTTCTTCCAATCGCTATCGAGGCCCCCCTTATCAGCGGCGTCGATGCTGCCCTGTTGGATAGACGCGAGATCTTTTCTATTTGCCATTGCCGGGCGGATAAAAGACAACACTTGTTGGTCGGCAAACAGCTCGCCCAGTTTGTACGCCTCATTCAGGCGGTTCAGCGCAATCTGACGTTCCTCATTGTCTTTGATCGCCATGGCCTGTTGAAACTTGCCGGCCGCTTCGGGCCCCTTGCTGCCGACGTATTGAGTGATCACTTCTAACATCGCCTGAACGGGCGTGAGTCCTTTCCCAACCAAGTTCTTCATTGACGTAGTGAGATCGATGCCCGCGCCTTCGAATGACTTTAAAGTGTCCTTTGCGGTGAGCTTCGAAAGGAAGTTTTTGAAGTTGTTGGCCGCCTCATCGTTGCTCCCGGCCCCCCGGCGGGCGATTTGAAGCGATGCGCCAATCTCCGCGACGGCGCGTTCCCCGGTGATGCCCAGGGCGGCGAATTGTGGGGTGAGTTGTGGCAGCCATTTAGCCATGTCCGCCAATTCGAATTGGCCGCTCTTGCCGGCGAACGCCAGCATGTTCATTGACCGCTCCAACCCGGCCGCGCCGATGCCCAGATTATCGTTGAGGGCGATAGCCACAGAACCGAGGTCATCCATGCTGGCGCGGGTTGCCGTCGCGGTTTTGGCCATGACGGGGGCATAGTCCGCCAACGCCTTAGCGCCGGAGATCCCGCCCGCAATGAGTACCGCCGTGCCCTGGGCTACCTCGGCTTGGGTTTGATTCCATTTCAACGCAGAGCCGCGCATGACGTTGCTGAGTTGGGCTTCTTCAGCGGCGTCAAAACCGCCGGTGATGGCGATATCGTTGGCCTGGTCTTTAAAGTCAATGGCCGTGCGCATCGACTGAACGACTGGCGCCCCAATAACGGCGGCCGTGCCGGCGGTTTCCATAGCCTGGCTACGCAACTCGCCGCGCTTGGACTTCAGGGCCTCGCCTCGGGCGATGCTGGTGTTGAGGCGTTCCTGTTTTCCCTTGAGCTGATCAATCGTTCGGCCGACCTGGTCGTACTGACGGCGCATCCGTTCAAGGCCGCTGCCGCCGCGCGCCAGGGATGCCGCCAGTTCGGCGCCCATCCGCTTTTGTTTGGCGGAGAGGCCGTCCGTGGCGCGCCCGAGCTGCTGCACGGTCGACTTGGCGGAACCGAAGGCCGCGTTCAGGCTGCCCGATACGACGGCGCCGATTTTTAATCCGACCAGAACTTCGTTAGCCATATTTTGCTACGCTGTCCGCATGTTTGAGAAAGCCGCAACACGCACTGCAAAAACCGTCTATG